ACCATATTCCACAATGGCTGAATGAAGTTTTTCCACACCAGTAGAGCAGATGCTGCTAACTGCATCCAAAATGATTGAAGGAAGGTTGCCTTGGCCTTGGTCTTACCCAGCAAAGTAGTTGCATCATTTTTAGCCTTTTCGATCTCTTCTTGAGCAAGCTCTCTGAGAATCTGGTCGATACGATCGTTCATGTTTCACCACGTTGGTTGATAAAATCTTCTAGTACAGGCTTGAGGACTCTACGAGACACTGAGTCATTGACGTTAAAGTCGAGATAATTGTGAATAGTAGTTATCTCATCTACTATTGCTTTCAGCAAAATGTCAACAGCTCGTTCGAGTTGTTGATTAGTGAGGCTGCCCATTAGGCAGCCTCACTTTTTTGATTGGAGAGTCGAGTGTCAAACGCTTTCGTTTCTGTGTTATATACAAGCTCGAGCCGCGAAGAAGTCACTTGATTCTCGAGGATCATATTAACGACCAGCGGCTCGATATTAGCAACAACATACCCCTGCAAGCCACGTGCACCGTGCCGCGGTTGATAATGATCAGCGCAGAACGCTTTGATCGATTCGTCAGAGAATACGATATCAACTCCATTCTCACCATATGCCGATTTCAGACCATTCAATTCACGCTTAACGATCTTTTCAATCGAATCTAGATCCAGTCGGTTAAAACACACGATGTTCTGCCGACCTGCAAAACGGTTCAAGAATTCAGGACGATAGACGCTATCCAACTCAACGTTTGCCAGCCGCTCAGCCTCGTCATCCGACATCGAGTCATCAAGAAAGAACGTTTGACCGATGTTGGTGGTCATGATAACCATCGACTCGGAGAAGTTGACAGTCCGACCATGGTTGTCTGTAAGACGTCCATCGGAAAGAATTTGAAGGAACAGATCGAACACAGCAGGATCCGCCTTTTCGATCTCATCAAACAGGATGATACGGTGTGGGTTTTGACGCATGGCGTTCGTGAGAATACCACCGCGTTCAGACCCTTCGTAGCCAGCGGGAGCACCGATCAGTTTAGCAACCGAGTGCTTTTCCATATATTCCGACATATCGAAGCGAGTCAGAGCAGCCTCATCGTCTTTCAACGCGTGAGCAAGTGCTTTACACACTTCCGTCTTACCAGTGCCCGAAGGTCCCATGATCAAGAAAGCAGCTTGCGGCTTACCGCCGTTACGACGACCGATCCGTGCAACCTTGATGGCGTTGGCAATTTTGTGAATTACCTGCTCTTGGCCGAACACACGACCATTCAACATAGCCTCCAAGTTCCGCAGCTTGACCTTTTCGTCTTCATTCAGCTTCGATGCAGGAATACCAGACAGACGGCTGAACTCAGCAAGCACGTGTTCTTTCGTCAGTGTCAATTGCTGGTTAATCTGTTCCGTGAGAACGTCAAACTCCGCGCGATTCTCGTTAATCACTTGTTGAAACTGACGGATTTTACCGCGCAGCTCACGGACAGCAGGAGACTCGAAGCCTCCAGACGCTGCTACATTGGAAAACATTTGAATTCGACGTGAGCCATCGTCTTGCGGAGCGGCAGGCGCATCTCCACGAGCCTTCGCCTCTTCTTCCTGCTTTTGAACAGCGGTAATCTGCTCTTCGAGGTCGATAACAGCCAGTTCACCGTCACGTTGCAGCCTGAACAACTCCTTGATCCGAATTTGCGTTTTAGCGAATTCGGCATCCAACTGCACAACGCGAGGATCATCCTCTTTAACGCCTGATGCGAGTAGGTACGTCACTTGAGGATGGCGCTTATGCGCATCCAATCGATACGTTGCAAATGCTCGGTCAATCAGGTTAGCCGAACGCTCGGGCTGAGCACGAGAAAGACTCGAGTCGCGAGTGCGGTACTTGTTGGTCAACTCGATTGCAGTCATTACTGCATCATCTTCGACGCGAATATCGTGATGCTTTGATAGTCGCTGTGCATTTGACAGCGAAATGTCAATAAGATCCTGGCCAAACGGTTCATTGAGATCGATAATCGTGTAGCACTGCTTCATGTCCGAATGCGAAGCGAGCACCATATCCAGATCGGGATCACGGACTTCGAGGATCGCTTGTGCTTCTCCAGTCTTGACAGCCGCATTCAACGAATTGACAAAATGGCTACACCCGTTATTGCGTGCAGCTTCGATAAAGTCACGCGTATCTTCAATCACTAGGATCGAATCGGGAGTACGTTTCAGAATGGTCAGAACACCATTAAATCCTTTGTTGATTTCATCGTGATTACCCGACGAAAACAGCTCGTCAGTCTTCAACCAGAAGATTCGCTTCGAGACGATATCAAACGGAACGTCAGGATCGTCTTTAAGAGCCTGGAGTCCCATAATCAGTGCAGACGCACCGACACCACCAGGACCGACCAGGATTGCTGATGCGGCTTTGTTCCGCATCAGCACCGAAGTTAGACGCTTCATGTCATTTGCACGCCCGACGAGTTTAAAGTCGGGGTGCTTAGACAGAAGTTCGCTACCAGAGATAAGAAATTGCATATTCTCTCTTTCCTTAGAAGTTGAACGGGCGCTTGACTTGAGCAGTCGGCTCGTCATTAGCGGCTTTAGTATCTTCGCCCATAACGATGTCAGCTACAACAGCTTTCGACTCGAGTACGGTCTGTGCGACTTCTTCTGCAGTCTTCTGCATCAGATCGAGGTTTTCACGCATCGTCTGAATGCCCGAACGGGTGAACTCAGTTGCGACTTTGTTGACCTCACCATACTGCGACAGGCTTTCGATTGCACGGACCAGATCGTTGTTGCGATCTTGATATCCCATCGCAATCCGCATCGATTCCTTTTGTGCGATCACGTCGGTGTTGTTCGACATCGCAGTCAGGGTCTCAGCAGTCATCGCATTCGATTCCGCGATTGCAGCAGCACCGACAGCTTGAATCACCGTCGACAGACGATCGGCGACACCAGCGACACCACGAGCGTGCATATCACGAGCCATTTGAATCTGTTGCTGGTTAGCATCGCGCATGTTCTTGATACGGATCGATGCCGTGGTCAGATCTGCAACAGTAGCGGTCGTATCAACAGCCGACACTTCCAGCATCTGGATGTGTTCGTCGAGATCGCGCTGCTTGTTTTCACGAGTCAGCTTTTCCACCATGTTTTCAGTCTCAGGTGCTTTCAGCACGTCTGCTCGCATCTTTTTGTTCTCAGCTTCGGCGCCCTTAACACCCTCACCCAGAATGGCATAGATGAAGCTCATCTGGCTGTTGGCATCCTCAAGGTTCTTCGTCTGGTCGCCCATGTGAGACAGATGTCCACGAATCGTTTCGATCTTTTCCTTGGATGTCTGCACGAAGTTGACAGCCGAGTTGATCAGGTTCTGCGAACGCTGCTGGTGCTCATCTGTTGCCAGGTTGAGCATTTCTTTCAACATCGCCTTAGCTTCCTGGTTGTTGATCTTGGATTCGCCTTGTGTCTGATTCTGACGAGCGGCTTCAGTTTCCGCGGCGATGCGCTTAAGCTCTTCGGCTGCATTCTCGATAGCAACGTTATTGCGAGCGATCTTCTCAACCGACTCCGGCTTAACACCACCAAGCCCGAAGAACCCTTTATTCTGCTGTTCGATGCGGTTCTGTGTTTTCATTTCATCGATCCGAGATTGCACCTTCGAAATCTGCTCGTTCAGTTCATCTTCACGCTTGCGGATGGCTTCGTTGCGCTTTTCCTCGTCTTTGATTTCACGGAAAGCATCCAGCGTCTGATTTTCAGCACGGAGAACATGCAGCGCATCGATGATGTCAGTCAGCGGCTTCATATCATTTTCGAAGTCGATCAGAGCAGTATTGATGTCCTCGAACACTTGCTTGAGTGTTGCGAAGTTTTTCGTGTCGGACATTTTGATGATCTGCGTTGCCATCGCTTCACGCTCTGCTTGCAGATACTCTTTGAACAAATCGAACGCCTTCACGCGCTCGCGATTTTCTTCCCGAGTGCCGGTAAACGTCATCAGCTTGGTCACAGCAGCTTGCTTGGCCTCAGGCGACAACGACTCATCAAAAATCGTCTTAAAAAACGGGTTGGTTTCGATATTGGCAAAGCGGGAGTCTTTCGCCTTGGTTTCTTCCTTTTGCTTGGACGTCGGTGTAGCCCGACCACGGACAGCAAGGATTTCATCGAGTTGCTGCTGACGGGTAAGTTGTGCAGATGCGCTCATTGTATAGTTCTCCTATGATTCATTATGTTGTGTGAGTGTTGTAACTGAGTCTGGGTTATTTGTCAACTGCTGATCTTACAAAGCCGATATGATTACGTGAGCAACATATCCGACGATCAGCAACACAACCATCGCTGTTTTAGTCAGCCGCGGTTTCTTTTGCTCGATCTTCAATTGCTTGCCGATCCTTTGCAACCTCGTCTGTACGGCCATTTTTGCTTCCAACTCAGAAACATACATGCGCTGCAAGGTAATGTTGTCTGCAGTTAACTTGGATATGTGTTTTTGAAGCCGTTCCACAGAGGCGGATGATTTATTACTATCATCAGTAGCGACCTCTATGGCGGAACCGTGCTTACGTGCCATACGGAGACACGAAATTGCTTCATCTTCCGAAGAGGTGCTCATGGCCTTGGCAAGCAGTGTGTTGATCTTACTCATGTCTCGCTCTCATTTGTTATACTCACACAATAATACAGTTTGTGCCAAAAAACAACAGCGATAGTTTGTATTATTGCCCTGTAGTATTCGGAAGTTGTTTGATGGCGTCCACAGCTTCGTTTGCAGCAGCGGTAGCAGCCTCCATTTTCACAATCACTTCATCAAAACGAGGTTGAATCCACTGTGTGGTGAAGTAGTAGGACATAACGATGGATGCGACTGCGGCAAGCGGAAGAATGAAGAACAAGGCTTTCAAAAACGACATTTTATTTTCCTTTCAGTGTATTTTTACTGTTGACATTTCTGCAATTAGCAGGATAATAGGATTACGATCCATGAAATACTTTAGCTAAAGTTATAGTGCAATTCAGCAAAATATCTAAAGTTACCCATCGGTTCGTTTATTGATTTGATCACAAATTGTGGAACAAGATGGCTACAACGTTCGATTGTTCAGGTAGTTTTAACACACCTGGCACACGTATCAGTTTTCCGTCATCGCCCCGTTCGAACGAGGGCGCGACTTCATAGTCCTCATATCGAGGAAGCGCATATGTAATCAATATGCATATTGTTCGACCTTCGCCAGTGGCTGAATAGTCGCATACAACAAACTTCATGTTTTACCTCTTGAAGTAGTATACCATAGATTTGCCAGTATATCCATCACTAACTATGGTTACATCGACAAACTCCAGATCGTCATCCTCACTGGCGTGGGATGATGCCCATTCCATTGCTTCTTTAAATGAATTGAATCCATTAGTAAGGTGGGCATATGAATAATGCCTCCAATACTCCTCGTCATATTCAAATGGCTTTGGGCTCGGATAAAACAGGATGGGGTGGTATGTCCCATCCTGTTTATCTTCCATTACGCAAATCTTGTTCGTCATGTAAAGCACATAGCCATTTGCTTGATCTCGAGTGCACGCTCAAGCGTATCGGTTTCTGTTTTGTCAGTACGCACTTCATCGAACCGAGGATGAGACAGAGCGTAATAGTCGTTGTTACGTCCCTTGACAATATCGTTGCAGCTCACAGCCATAATATTGCCAATGTAGCTGTCACGATCCTCATTGATTTTACTCAACTGGCTATCCGAAAGACCGGATACAGAACCCTTGATCATCCCATCATCGGTTTGGAATGTGATTGCACCAAACGTTTTTTCACGCTTTGTTCCGATACTGCCTTCTTTGAATCCGGTGATACGGACGTCGATCGACATTTCCAGTTTCATTTTCAATTGATGTTTGCTCGTACCATCTTTGTAGACGCCATCAGCATCTTTCAGAATCCCGCCCTCAAGATCTTGCTCCATCCATGCAGTAACCTTTTCGAATGCCTCTGAGATGCTGTTGACCAGATGCGATTCGATTGCTTTCAATTGACGATGGCCAACCTGTCCGAGAATCTCGATCAATTGGCGAAGACGCTTCGAGTATTTGGTGGTATTTTTCACCTTACGCGATGCGTTGGTATACTCTTCGGGAGTGACGTAGTCCCACAGATAAAACGTGATTTTATCCATTGGAGGATTGTCTGAATTCAGTAGACCGTTGCTTTCCGCACGGTTCTCAGTCCCTTCGACAATCATCTCACCCATGTAATGGCCATCAGGAAGTTGGCCAGCAAGATCGTCAGCAAATGTGTACTCATATTGTTCACCACTACGAGACAGGAACTCGACCTTACCGTTCGACACTTGCATCTCACGATACGTCCCATCCGCTTTCAATTGGATGAATGCAGGGAACTTGATGTCTTTGGCGGTCTTAGACGAGAAGACACCGCAACGCATATACACCGGCTTGGTGATCAGATCGCCGAACACTTTGTTAACTTGAGTGCGGCCGCAGTTGATCCGTAGATCGCGGTTAATGATCTTCATAACGAGATCACGATCTTGATCTCCCAACGCATTGAAAACAGTATCCATCTCTTGGATCGCATCGTTGCCGGTCAGCTCACGAGTCGCCAACTTATTTTCTAGGAAATCGAGTGCTGCATCAAGGGAGGTGGTGGGGTTCGGGTTCGATTCGAACGGATTGGATCCGCTCTTCTTGTACCAGTGATTCATCGTCAGGTAATAACGATAAACGACCTTGTCGTAGGTCATCTTCAACACGCGTTGAAGCAGTTGGTCGGCTTTGTGCTTTTTCAACACAGCAATCTTGTGGTTGGAGCTGTTGCTCGCACAAAGCTCGTCGATAATATCGTGGATGCTCATATAGTAACCCTTGTCATGATGTATCATTGTGTTTGTATATACAGCAACACGAGAGCTTTTTCAACTCTCGTGTTGCATTTATTATTCGTCTTCGTCGAAGTATCCGCCATCTTTCAAGCTGTCGTGATACCATTCCCAGTTATCAACACCACCTGATTCGAGAGCTAGTCTCCAATTTCGATCATCAAGAAGACTGTCATATTCTTTCCTAGAAATCGTGACCGTTTCCGATGAATCAGTCTTCATCTTCGAGGTCCCATTCCTGGTTTTCGTCTACGAAACCATCCTCGTACATTGCAGCGAAAATGTCATCGACCATATGGTCATCACCTTCGATAAGCATCATGCACCATTTTGCGTATTGTTCAGCGGTAGCCATTTATCTTTCCTTTACCTTGTTTTCCATGTATTCCATGCACGGAACGTAATACTCGTTCCTGCTCTCTTCGACAAACGATAGTACGATATTGGGCTTGTGAAATTGTCTCCACCAAACCCAATCCTTCCCATCCCACCAAATTGCTTTCCAGAAATTGCCGTCCTGGTCGGCATTGAAGTATTCTGTGATATAATATCCAGAACGGGAGGGTACGTTATCAGGATATGAGCTCCAGTTCATTTGCGCTCCGAACTGGAGCTTAAAGCATTGATAGCCTTATCCCAGAACTCCCATTCCTCAATCCCGTAGGACCGAAGAATGGCGAGTAGTTCATGCTCTTGTCTTAACTTATCGTACTCTTCGCGGTGGATTACGATCTTATCGTTCATGTGTGGGCACTCTCTGTTATTGGTTTTCTGATACAGGAGCCGCTACTTTTAGTCTTGCAACTTGGATTTCCTTGGACGACGTCTTTCGCAAATCGAGAGGGTTGTATGTCACGTGAAACAACTGCTTACCTTTAGTTGAGGTGTACTTCATATTGTACTGTGCGGTCTCGAGATTGGGATACACGAAGAGATATGGGTGTGATGTCCACGTAGTCTCCTCTCCAACAGAATACTCCAACTTGGAATAACTCTGTACTCCTGGACCGTATTTACCATCGCCCATGTCACGTAGAATTTTGTATCCCATGAACCGCAGCTTATCATAGCTGTCTTCGGACCCATTCAACACTACGCAGTTTTTGGGCTTGACATCACCCAAAGCGCGAACGGGCGTCGAGGTTTCCATATCAACGATGAAATAGTCGCCTTCGCTGTTGACTACAACATGTTTTACCTCATCTGAAAACATATCTTCGAGGTCTTCTGCAGTCCTCGAAGAGTAATCATCCGTGCCTGACGCTTCAAATGTCGTGAAGTCTTGGATATTGCTGAGTAGATCCAACGCTGCTTCTACTGAGAATGGTGTGTCGCCGCGTGCTAGTTTCACTTCACGGCCATACGTTCCGCCAATTTGCGATTCCAACTCCTCCCAGGAAGTCGGCATACCTTTTTGGATTGCCGTCAAAATCATACGAATCAATTCAGGCTTTCCGATGAAAAACCCCTTGGCGATGTACTTATTGACACGCAGGATGCTATTCAGAGGATAACGGGTATTAGGATTGAAACGTAATGTCTTAGTTGCGATGTCAGGGTAGAAATCCTCATGGAAGATGTAGGTTTCACTATCGCAATCATACGCACCCATGCAAACTGTGAAATCAAAGTTTTCAAAGATTTTTTCAGCCGTTTCGAAAGAGTCGTATGTCATCACCTGTATAGTCGCGCGTTCGTCGTTCATACCAACAATGCTATTCGACCTGAATGTCACTGCACGATCGGTGATGTTAACGATGAAACAGTTATCCTCTAGAAGATGATGGAACGCCTCGATCATATCTTTATTTGACTTAGGGTAGACATCATAATCGTTGATGTCGGTCCGTGTTGCTACCGAAAGGACAGCTCCACCCGCGATGAAACACCCAGGCAAATGTACCTCGAATTGCTTTGGTAATCTACTCAAGTTTGACTCCCTCGTTGATCATAATATTGTTTGATTTTATTGTAATCGCTTTCAACCACATAGACGTTGTTGCCAGATTGCACTGCATTTCCTGGAGTAACCTCTATGAAATCGTCTGTACCGTCCTCTTTATAGAAGCGATGGCCTTCGTGAACCACGATGATATTAGTTTCGGTCATTCCACTGCTTAGCCTCCACTGCTAGCGTTTCAATATGGACGGGCGTGTAGTTAACTTGCTCGACGCACACGCAGTAATATGGACCAGGCGGAGCTGGATTTGTGTGGATGTGGCCGAACACATTAAGCAACTGCTTCGAGAAGTCCGTGCTGCTGTACAAACTAGTCTCATGACGAGGATCGTGAGTCAGGATTAATCCAAACTCAGGATATTTACGCCAGAACATCACCTTTTCAAATAGCCACCGACCTTCTGAGTCCTTACCTGAGAGATAGCGTATATCATCATGATTGCCAACAATCAAACGCTTACGACCGTTGAATCTGCGCCAGTCCTTTTCAAATCGAACGCGGTGTTCAGGTGTCCTGTCATAGAACACGTCGCCGAGATGATATACGATATCACCAGGTTTGACGACGCTATTCCATCCCTCGATGATACGCTCGTTCATCTCTTCAACGTCAGCAAAATCTCGTACTCGACGTCCCTTGAAATCATAGAACGTTAATATGTCTGGTTGGTTGTAATGGGTGTCAGATATCACCCATATGTCTCTACTCACTTACGTACCTCAATACTCATTTTCTTTCTATCGATGTGGAACGTCGCTCTCTCGCTCCACCGCGATTTAATCCGATTAAGACAAGACGATAAACTTGCAAAAGACCTCTTTTGCATATCGTTTTTCGTCAGTTTCTGGCACTCATCAAGAAGGTCGATTTCATCCTGGAACGCTTTCATTAGCGACGCTTCAAACTCTGCAATGATAGCCTGATGCTGTTGTAGAGTTTGAAGCTGGGCCTCGAGCCGATTAATACGGTCAATCAACTGTTGTTGAGGGCCGACGGGCTCATCCACTTTTTGAGGTTCGGGGAGCTCCGTCAACAATTTCTTATTAATCTTCATTTCTTTTACTGCCAAACCAAAAATCCTTCCTTGGTCACTGTCTCTTTTTCGAGATCAGAGAGACATACAAACTTTGCAGTGAACCTACCATCAACTTCAACGATGGTGTATTCAACGTACTTGAGTATCGTCTGATTGATACGCTTACGGACAGAGGAAGCAAGTTTGTATGTTTTGTTCATAGGGAGCACCTCATCTATAAGGTTGAACCTACCACATTTACGTACAACCTACAACAATCATTTGTCGGTAGGAGACCACGTCAACCTACAATTCATCTTGATTCCATTGCCTGAACGCTCTGGTTTCATGAAGTAGTGGCATCGACCTTGTTTGCCAATATACACTTGCTTTCCAATATACGGTTCGACAAGTTTCAAGGTCGCCTCAATAATCGAAGCTGATGCAATTTCTTTTTCAGTTTGAGGATTCGGGATCGTCTCTAACGCATTGTACATAGCGCAGAAACGACTTGGGTTATCATCCAAGTACACGTTCTCAAACTCATCGACGCATACCTGTTTGGTGTCAGAAATATTCGTCATGTGTGTGTTCCAATTCGCTCGATCCGATCCATCGTACGCATCCGTTTCGTTTTGACGGGTTTCCGAATCAGAGACGGTCAATTCATCGTCTGTCACAACAATTTCTGCGCGTTCGTGCTGCTCAGCTTCTAATAGAAGAGGTACTTTCCAGCCGATGTATCTTTCAATACTCGACGTTGTGGTAATCTTATATATTCTCATTGATCTCACTCCGTAATTTGTCCCACACAGCTTCGATCGCCCGCATCGACAAATTATCAGGATGGTTGGGCGAGTAATCGAACCCACCGATAAGTTGTGGAATCCATTCTGTTTCCCAAAGTTTGAACTCGTTTCGAATATGACGGCCAAGTGTCGAATGATACACCATGAGGTGGTTCCGATCGCACTTTAAAAACTCGTCTCGCTGCTCCGCCGTCGACTTGGTGAGTTGAGTAGCTACGATCCCAACCATTTCTTCGAAACTGTTCATTGCATCATCCTTTCAAAATCGTGACTTTTTCGGAAGCTCGTGTAATCGCTGTATACAACCACCGTTGCCACACATCTCTGAAACACCAAGACTCATCGTAAATCAGTACATTGTCCCATTGGCTACCTTGGCTCTTGTGGCATGTGATCGCGTAACCATAGTCGAACCGCTGCGAGCCTTTGAGAGTTTTCCAATCTGGCACAGCAACATCACTCATGAAAAAACTCTTGTGTACCTTTACTGGTACGGGAACACCTTCTGCTTCATCGGATCTGTTAAGAGTCATGTGTAGAAAGTTGGTCTTGTATTTTTGGTTGGTGAAATCGTCAATGTTGAACATACCACCATTGTAAATCCCGACATCATAATCGTTCTTCAAGCAGATCAAGCGATCGCCAATCACAGGTGTGTCGGGGTCTAGTTTCAACATTTTCCGCATCTTACGATTCAGGTCGTCGCGAGTTATGTTGCGACCTACGATGATTTGGTTAGCATGTAGAGCATCTTGGGAATTGATCTTGGAAATGACGCGACTGTCTCCATACTCGCCAATGTCAGGAAAGGTTCCATTGCGAACTTCCGTAGCAAGGTAAATAATCGGGTTTTCTTCTGCTTGACGGTGAATTTCGGTCAGCATCACGTCAGGTTTTGCCTCGGTGAAAAACCCTGCTCCATCGACAGGAGGCAATTGTGCTGGATCGCCGAGTACGAGAATCGGCTTGCGAAATGATAGCAGATCTCTTGCCATCTTTTCATCAACCATCGAACACTCATCGACGATTAACAGCGCAGCGTCATTTAGAGCGCTTTGGCTGCGATTCAATCTGAAATTGACCTCACCTGTCTTATTGTTCACTTCCGCAACATATATCAGACTGTGTATCGTCCGTGCGCCTACACATCCGTTCCTCTGCATCATCAGCGCTGCTTTGCCAGTGAATGCAGCGTAACAGACTTCCCCGTCGATGTGTTCAGCAAAATGTCGAGCGAGTGTCGTCTTGCCTGTCCCCGCATATCCAAATACACGGAATACTTGTTTTTTCTTCGATTCTTGGTAAAACCACTTGTCCACAGCTTTTAAAGCTGCGTTCTGTTGAGGGGACCATTTCATATATCACATCTTTCGTTCAAAAATTGCTTTTGGAATAAACGCAAACCCTTCCATCCCAGGAACGATGTGCACATCCCACGAGAAAGCTCTACGACCATAATAGGGGTCGTTATGGTATACCCGATCGGTAGAAAATGCAACGGGGTTCATAAAGAAAGGCCCCGCATAGTTGCTTTCCTTTAACGCATCAAAGAAGGTCGTTTCGCCCATAACAATCGCGTACTTATCTACATCGTATACATGGATTCCAAATCTCTCCATATCATTAACTGCTTCGAGTACGCGGTCAGTTAGCAGTTTTTTCTTAGATGGTGTGAAATCCCATACTTCCGTTTCAACATCCTCGAAATGTTGTCGGAGATATCCCCACTTGGTGAGGAGATTGAACATCTTACCCGAAACCCAATCTTTGAAATCGTTGTTCGTTTTCCTGATCTCATAAACGTCTTTGATCATTTTTTTGAAGGACGATCGTTTGACCTTTAAATGTCGTACATAATCTCTCATACATTAACTCCAAAAGGGAGGGGATTGCTCCCCTCCCGTCATACTTACTGTGCAGGACCTTTAGCTTCTTCCGTAACATCGATGAACGGAATAGCTCCATCACCAGTCATCCGAGGTAGTACGCCGTCCCACTTTTCGAGAGCCCGATAACGGACAAGTTCGTCCGTGATCGATTCGGCCAGCAGCTTGTTAGCTTGCGCTTGTGCCTCAGCCACCCTCAAGATGGACTGTGCTTCGCCTCGTGCCACTTCAATCGCTTTATCCGCTTCGGCTATTGCTTGCTCGACCTCATTCCGACGTTGTTGAGCCTTTTGTGTAGCTTCGATCTTGGCGTTGATCGATCCGATCACGTTGTCGGGCAGACGAATCTCTCCGATCCAGTAAATCTTCGATACAATAATTCCCTGCGACTGAACCTGATCCCGAACAATCTGGAGGGCGGTTTCGATCAAGGCAGCCTTACCAGCTCCGTACACATATTCGACAGGTTTGTCGGACGCGACTTTGACAAGAGCATCTCTGACCATGTTGCGAAGGAACGTATCGGTGATTTCATCAACGCCGCGCCGATACGTTTGATAAATCTCGGTCACCTGCATAGGATCGATCGAGTAAGAGATTCCGACATCAGCGTTGACAGTCAAGCCTTCAACCGTTTGGAATGAAATAGACTCGTCGTTTTCAGATCCACCTCGAGAATCAGCAGTCCACTCATAGTTTTGCATAAACGTGGGGAACAGGTACAGTTCTTCATTGAACCCGATCCAGTAACGGCCAACGCCCAATTCTTCTGAATCAACACCCTTGTCACCGCCGAGCAGGTACACTTTCACTCCGACATGTCCCGCTGGAACCTTAGAGCACGCTGCGAGAGCTCCGAGCAGCATTGCAGTCAATACAACATTACGAATTTTCAATTTTAATCTCCTTGTTTGTAGGTCGCTTTGCATACTTTATAATCGCATAAATGACAACTGGCATACTGATAATATAAGCAATACCAACCATCACGAGAACGTTGCTAGCTGCCGATATTAGAAACGGTAGCACAACCCCAAAACTGGCTATGATATACAATCCTGCCAGCACAATCAACCCATATAGTCTCATCACGACTCCTTTGTAAGATGGTTGAGGGGCTCAAAGCCCCTCAACATTTGTAACGTCTGTGTTCTGATCAGGTTTTCCTTCACAGAACGGTTTCGGGGTTCCGTCAGCATACCGCAACCCTTTATTGCGCTCATCGTTCATCTTCCAAGCGCGCGCCATCAAGGCAACTTCATCGTAAAGGTTTTTCTCAACATACATGATTAGTACCTTTCAATTTCTTGAGGGACATACTCTTTTTCATCGAGAGCAGCCCGTTCGCGAATTTGCTCGAATGTATCTTCGATGAGCAACTCTCCATTGACGAAGATGGTGCGCATCAAATTGTCTTGCGGTTTAACAATATGTTCGGGTAGGCTACGGAAACCGCAGCTCCCAACTCCACACTGTCGCACAAGAGCCAGGCGACCTTGCTTCGACTGCTTGCCTTTGTCAGTGATGGGATCTTTACTGAATCCGACCCATTCCCCGCCATCGATTCGAATTGCGGACGCCTTCATTGCATATTTGAGGGTGTCGCGGTTCCATGCTTGGAGCAGACCTCCACCCATGCCGAATGCAATGTTATCAGCGCTGAACCCTTTTGCTTTGAGGTTCTCCAAGATGACAGGCAACGACGCTTCATTGATACCATCCCCTTGGATCACACGGATGTAAGGAGGAAGAACCTTATACCCTTTCGAGTTGACAGTGAAACCAAACTTCTCAGCGAGAATCTCGATCACTTCAACAGGCACCGTTTCCGGATCACCTGAGTCAGGACGTACCACTAAGGTGCCGCCCATATTGACGATCTTATCTTTGAGCTGTTCACCCCAAAGATCACGGCAAGCTGCGTAGATATCAAAGCTGTCAGAAACACAGGCGACAATCTTTCCAGGGCCGCCAAACGTGTCTAGCATATTTTCGTACGCGTCGACCTCATTCTCACGTCCCCACGAGGTGATCGTAGAGTGTTCAGAAGCGGGAATCGAGAACCCAACCACCTGATCGGTGTTGTAGTATGCCATCACCCCTTCGATTGCCTCGAACGTATCAGTGCCCATGAAGTTGATCAAATGGCCCATACCACCAAGAACAGCGGTCTCACCAGAAGAAGCGCCACGAGCTCCAAAGTCGTGCAGTTTGAACATCAGTTGATCCATCACAGGAACGTCCGACGTTTCGTTTAGATATTTGGCAATCACGACTTTCATCTTACGACTTTTGGTCGCAACGGTGGAAGGATACCACACACCACGCAGCAAAGCGGTCTCGATGTACGAGGTCAGCCACCACAGACGAGGATCGGTATTAACAACCTGCACTTGGACGTTGCGAGTATCCATTACAGTCCCTTCCGGAACAGCTTGGATCTCAAGAGGAAGCATGCCATTGTATTCATTGACGATGACTTCCCAACCTTCGCGGTTGAATGGAAGACCGTGTGCAGTGACGATCTTCTCGGCCCGATCGATGTCTTTCATCGTGATCGGAGTAAGTAGGTAGTCTTTGATGAACGCTTGCAGCCCAAAGAACACCGACTTGTCTTCGCCTCCACGCGACTCGATGTACGAGCTGATATGCGTGGTCCCTTTGGGATATTGCTTCCACTGACTGAATTTGTAGCTGTCAGTGCGGACAATAAGACTCATAAGTGATAGTGCGTTTTTCATAATAGAAACTCCTTCTATTGTTTGTGTTGTGCCAGCTCTCTCTGAACTGGTCTTTCATTCTAGATAGTAGCATATTCTACAGTAATGTCAACAGATTCCTTGCATATGCTACATCAGAAAGTCTGGAACTGGTAAAGTCGTAATATCTATTTTTCGGAACATCATAAACTATATGCGATTTCAAAAGGTCGAGAATTTCTTCGGGCTTGTCAGCTTTCGAATCAAGCATCTCGCATTCTGCCATCGCAAAATAGATAGAACCTTGATCGAAGAAGAAATCAATGTCCCACGTATTTCCGTACTTATCCTTCGAGGTGTATCTTTCCTTTTCGAGACGATTCGAACATACAGGATAGCAACGTTCGAATTCTTCTTTCGATATTTCCATTTCAAATTCTTCAATCACATCGTTTTGGACTAGCTTGTAGTTGAACGTGTAAAAACCATCTTGATTTCTGAAACGTGCTCCACGGTTATCATACCCTTGAACGATTCGAGAACCATTTAGACTATTCGTGTGTACAAACATTGTATACGATTCAGGACTTAAAACGTATTTAAGTTCGTTTTCGATCATTCAATTAGCTCCATTTTAGCTGCTTCATACCATTTTCACAGTCACGGTCGTTTCAACTTTCAACGGCTTGACGCTAACGGCCTTGAACTTTTTGTTCCGGTTGGTTAGCTGTGTAACCTCATTGCAAAAATCCGTCCAGCTCGTGAATGATCGATAGTTGATTGTTTCTTCATAATGCTCTGGATATCCGTGACCAGGATTTGTTCTCGAGCGTTCGTCGCCAGGAATGTAGATTCGGTCTACAGTAATGATTGCCCAATGCTCTTCATCTGGAATATTCATTAACGTCTCCTCTTGTTGATTGTACGGCGCACGTCAAACACAATCTTAAACCTAGGGAGGATCTCAATCCGAAACCAACCAACTCTAAAATTGATATTCATTTGATACCTGCGTCGTCGATATAGGATTTGCTCTTATACCAACTACTGGACCATGGTGTGAGATTGTTATAGTCGAAAGGCCAATCTTTTCTCGGAACGTCTGCGATAGACGAGCAGACGGGACATTTGAAGCAAACTGCTGGATCTCGAGAGCCCCAGCTATCGCCAGGAACTCCCTCGTAATACCGGAGATCGTCCTTATCAACCAACAAGGTTGCTTCACATCCTTTGTGGCCGTTACCGTGTCCCGTGCAGACCGCTTCCATAGCCCACTTTTCGCCATAACGGCCTGGTTTAAGAACTTTCATTATTTACTCCACGTGTTAACCGTTGTAGATTTTCCGCAATTAGATGAAGTTCGTCAACAGTCGCATCGTTTTTAATTCTGTTGGCTCTATTTGAGCAAACGATTACGTTCTCAGGCACATAACCTTTGGTTGGATTTAAACGATCGATACTTTTATTGCGATCGGGAAACGCAATGCAGTCTTCCTGAGTTTCGTTTAACCTGACCCCTAAATACGGACAAGTGTTAGTGTTGTCTAGAGCTTCTCGTAACCATTCCAACGTCAACATGAATTCTATCCCTCGCTCACGAGATCTCATCTTTATCTCGTTAAATCTTTCCCGCGAGCGATTATACACGTAGTTGTTTTTTCTACGTTTTGCATGAGCGTCCGTGACACAACGGGGACAAGTATTGTCGAGTACAGCAAACGCTTGCAAACCGTGACGTTTACACACGTTGTAGTACTTTTTTGTCCCCGTTGCTTTTGCTTCTGAAAGATTACTCGCTATCATTTTACTCTCCCGGTAAAGTTTGTTTCCCTTACCGGGTATTTATATCAAATTCCTAGAAAATGTGAAATAATATGGTAGTGATCCTCAAAAAATTCCTCTTGGCGCAGTTTACTGAATGGCAACCAATATGCATCAGCAGCATCATCGGACCCCTTGACTTTAGGTAACTCACCGACACCAAGATCGATAAAGTACGCTTGGGTAATAGTACGGCCTCGCTGAGAACGGTTGGGAGCATCAAACGTTTTGGATTCTTTGATGGACCCTTTGAGCACGGGAACAGGAACTTTAATCTTCGTCTCCTCTTTCAATTCCCTAATGCAGCCATCCAACATTGTCTCGTCTTGATTGAGGAAACCGCCAGGCAACGCTTGCAAATTTTTCCCAGGCATGTCGCCACGCTTGACCAGGAGGATGTGACCAGATTGAACCACGACAGCATCGACAGTCATGAACGTTGGAGGGAAAGGTGCGGCCTTCCACGCTTCCTTGTACTTTTTGATCATCTGGTATTCCGTACGAAGGGTCAGCCATGAGTCGGAATAACCGTCAGGACCGTCAGCGACAATTTTCGAAACCACACGAACGGCTTCTTTCGGCATGACGGAGGCCGGATTCAGACCTTCTACGTTGTTCCCGAGAAGAGCTACGCGAATATCAGTCGCATTGATACCACCAACATCTGGAACTTCAATATGGTTCTTCCAACGCGGGAAGATATTCAGGTAGTAGCTGGTGCTATCTTTGGAGTGGCCGATCAGACCGACGTCTTTCGCGTAAGGAACCGCATCATCGACGATCTTCTGAATCGCGTTGACCCATTTGTTGTCGTCGTACGGGTAATCGGAGACAGGAACGACAAGAACACGAGGCACTGTATAAGCACCACGCTCAGCACCAATGTCTTCGCCGTTGATCGTGGTCGTCTGATCTTTGTAGATCGACTCGATCATGGCTTTGCGTTCTTGGAATGTGAAGGGGTTTCGAATATTGCGAGCTGCAAAACTAGAACCGACAACAACGATGACCTGTTTAGCTTGCTCGAGCGCGGCATCGATGACCGCTTTGTGTCCATTGTGGAATGGCGAAAATCTCCCAATAAAGACTAGTGCGTCACGCACCGTCTTGTCTTGTTGTGGCTTCTTCGACTTGGGCAAGTTGTCAAACTCACCAGTCCAGTATTCGCCGCTTTTCTTATCGCGAGGATCATATTCCATGTGCAAAAACTCCTTTTGCTATATTATGTGGGCCTCTCTGGCTCACGTTTGTATTTATATGTCACTTTTGCTGACGAGCAGCAGTCTCCCACGACAATTTCATTAGGTCGTAGCAAAGATTGTACATTTGACGATCCCTAGTGACATCAGGCATTGACTTGCATATTAACCCATGAAACTCATCGAAAGACAACGTGTCGATTTTGTTTATTTGATCCTTACGCATATCAAAGATTGAAGTGGTCATTAGTCCCTCACGTATTCCGCGATGTGCTTTGTTTGATCGTCGAAAAGATGGATGACCTTTCGAGCGACTTCCATTTGCTGGTAACGCTGCGACGTTGCAGTAACAACGTGGTAGTTGCAACCATATTCTTCCAGAAGATCAATCCAGAATTGAGTCGGGCTCTCACGCTTGTCACCGCCATAGCGAATAGGATCAGCTTCGAAGGGAATCAGATCGTTCATCACGATATACAGGTCAGACTTGGTACGTTTCGCGTAGTATTCTACGAGATCGTTGTCGTGATCAGTGCCTCCACCCCAAAGACGGTAGTAGCCCAACGTGCTGAATAAATCAGTGTCTTGGAAGATGAACGGCTTGTTGAACAGATCGTGTTGAGCAGTTTGCTGTAAAGCATACTGCCCGTGGATGATATCTCGCATCTTATCATCAGTGATTTCAGCGCCAACAGTTTCGAGATATTCACGAGCCCATTCGGGAACAAAGTGTCCATTGAGCTCTTTAGCGAGCCATCGAGTCATCGTGGTTTTCCCGCAACTCTCAGCACCGAAGATAGTCACAGTTTTACGAATGTTGCGCTGAAAAGCAGGGAGGATAAACTCGAAGCTGTCCATCAAATCGTGCCTGACATCGGATCCCTTAATTGGAACCGTCTCCCGATAGCGGTTGCATGGCATGAATTTGCAGCCGAGAACATTAGCCATATCCATCCCGTAGAGCTCGCTGGCAACAAAGTAGTCGTCGGGTTGAACGTCCACAAACTCTCGAACAATGTCTTTCCACACATTCCAGAAGTCAGGGTGTTCGCTGGGATCTTGAGGGACGTCACGGTGCAAGTGATGAATTGTGACTTTAGAGTCCAACCTATACACTTCGTTAAACGCTGTTACTCGCTTCCAGCCCTCAACAGGTTCTCGGTCCATCGTGCCAACAATTACGTGGACATGGCCTGCTAAATTTTTAGCGTAGTCGATCAGGTACTTGTGCCCAACAGTGGGCACAAGTGCAGTCATTAAAACAATAGCATTAGTCATCGTTCGATTCCTTGTCTGAAACTTTCAGGATGAGACGTTTCACTGCATCGAAGAAATTATCGTGCTGGTCAACAAAGCCATTGGCTTTCATTACGTCAACCAGTTCAATAGCTGCATCCGCCGATAATTTGTTTTCGGCAACGAGATCGAGAATCTTGTTAACAGTACAACTAACAAACCTGATAGGCTTATCCATGATCAATCGTCCAATTTAAAGCCAACCGGCCAGTTTCTCTTGTGTCGTGTCTTTTCATACTGCGCTACAATCTTTGCAACTACAGCGGCTTCAATATACTTGCCCTCAAGGAAATTGTCAAGGTCTTCGTATGAAAAACCTAGCGCAACTTCATCGGGGTTTTGTGGTTTGTTGTCCTCAAGATCGGCAGTCGGTGTTTTGTTAAACATCGTACTAGGTGCGCCGAGCGTTTCTGCAATCTTACGAACCTGGCGCTTATTCAAACCATTGAGCACAGTAACATCGCACGCTTGATCGCCCCACTTGGTGTAGAATGCTGGAACCAGCTCAGAGTTGTGATCAGTCCCCACAACTAGACACCCGAGAAGTCCGGCGATGTCGTATTGTGCGACCATTCGGATTCTTGCTTTCACGTTGCCTTTGTTGAAGTCCGAATGGTGTTCGTTTTCAAACAGACCAGACAACTGACTGTGCAGCGTATCCGTCGGCTCTTTGATGTTTACCGTGATGACCTCGTCGGGATTAATGAACTGTAGCGAGGCTTGTGCGTCCGCCTCATCTCGTTGCGTGCCGTAGGGTAGGCGCACAGCGTAGAAGTATGCTGTGTATCCTTGTTCGCGCAGCTCTGTACAAGCAATCTGGCACATGCGCCCTGCAGTCGTGCTGTCGACTCCACCGCTGATTCCAAGCACGTAGCCGTTGAGCCCAGTTTCGACCAGGTAGTTTTTAAGGTAATCAATTCGCGCTCTGGCTTCTGCGACGAAGTCAATATCCTCGGTTGCGCGAACGCCGTGGAGGTGGAAAATTTCGTGTTCGGTCATTTTGCTTCTCCTATAAAATAGTGGTAGTGGCTGCAATTAAGCAGCCACCATGGTCTTTTTCCATTGGATGTGACCAATTACAGTATTTCCGAGGAAGAAGATATACTGGAAAGCAACCAAAGTCAACCCACTGTGAATGAAGAACGGAATGGAAACGATATCGATCACAGCCCACAGAGACCAGGTTTCGAGTTTTTTGTTGTCAAGCATTAGCTGTGCAACACCGCTTGCAACTGCAAGTCCAACATCGATCGGGTTGAGAGCAGTCAGACCGGCAGGGTTGAACAGGAGGTTCGCAAGAAGGAACAGTCCCAGAATTACGAGTCCGATTGCACCGTACCCAGCATACCATTTCGGTGCAATCCGAGTCACTGGCCGAGTGTTATCATCGCTGCCCCAACGGAACCAGCCATAGATCAGAGAAAAGACGAGGTACAGATTGAAGATCGCCAGAGCAATCATACCCCACTGATAGAACAAAACGGAATACGCTGCCGTCGTTACGATGCCAATCGGGTAATTCCAGCGGCTTTGACGGGTGCACAACCAAGTGCAGCTATAGCTGGTGGCGACAGCGAATACTTCCAGCCAGTTGAGATCGACGATCCAACCCATCCAAATTCCTACACCGTAGCTCAGTGCAGTCAGTACAATCGCAAGAGCAATCGATTCGAGAATGTATTTGGTAGTCATTTGCAAAAACTCCTTTTGCTGTTTACAGAGAACTCTCTGTTCTCTTTGTTGTTATACCTTTTTGATGTCGACTGCGATAATATCGCCGCCGCTACCCCACGTGTAGAAGTCGTCCAGCTTTACAGCATATTCAACGACGTCGCGGAGCTTACCTTGCACCGTTCCGAGATCGGGTTGGTAATGATGGCCACCCAAATCACAGTTCGGGTCTTCACCACAGATTCGCCAGACTCCCACATCGTCAAGGGTGTGGGTTTTCAGCAATTTACTCGCACCATAAGAGGTTCGAATCCACTTTTCTGCCTTATTGGCAGCAGAGCGTTCCACCTCACATTCGTGTGCAATCGCTACGGTGTAGGAATCAAACACACTACCATCAGAGCACGTGTACGTGGTCGATTTCAGGATAGCCATTTGCAAAAACTCCTTTTGCTAGTATGAATAAACACTCGCTGGTTTACTCTGTATGTTACTTTGGGCTGCGTACGGCGGTATCGTACACATCATCTTTAATATGTGCTGCAATTGTATGCGCCAACTCCAGAGAATCGGTAACGATCTGTCGGACCTTCTGCATAGAAACGAACACATCAACGACATACTGCTTATTAACCATCTTACATTCCTTTTCATTAACGATTGAATATGGTTAACATCTGGCGATGTTTTACCGCCAGATGTTTTAAGTATACGTTATTTTGACATTAAGTCAACCCAGAGCTTTGAGCTCTGCTTCGATTTCTTCAATCGAACGGGATTCCAGCTCCTGGTCTTTCTTCTTCGCAATCAACTCCAGGAGTTGCTCACGACGTTTTGCCTTTTCGGCCGCGTCTACACGCGATGCGTTCTCTTGCAGTTTGACTGCGATGATGTGTTTCACGATCTCCAGCTTCGCTTCCAGTTCCACCTTTTTGGTGTTTCGGGATACGGTGACAAAGCTCTCTTCCTCTTCGGCTTTCAACTGGGTGTTGATAGCCTTTGCGACATCATTGAGATTTGCACTGCGAGTAGAAGTCAGCGGCAGATCCCACAGTTGAATGACGTTGAGGTTTCCGACTGCCGAAGCAAACTGGAAGTTTTTACGGGTAGCGTTTTCAAAAATATTCATGATATTCTCCTTAGAAGTTGATTTCATATTGCTGATTCAGATTCTGGCCTTTAACGTGAACGATCACGCTGTCTTTCTTGGTAGAAGAGAAACCCAGACCACTCATTTGGTTGTCCGTGTGTCGGCACTTCATTTTGTCCCCCAGAATTTCAAACACCTTGCGGTGCTTTTCCAGATCTGTACGGAGGAATTCGTTGTAGAATCCACGAGTGTCATCAGGGTTGACACATCCTTCCAGAATAAAGAACCAATGTTTGTTCCCGACAGCTTTCTCGTCCCAGTGGTTAGGGCTTGCAACGATCGTGCTCACCTTAACGAAGTCTTCGGTATTCAACCCCCACACGTTTTGGCTGCTAAAGGTCGAGACGATACGGGGATGGGTATTTACCGATACAACTACACCACCTTTGACAGTGAGGTCAACTGCTTTCACGTCGCCACGTACTGCATGCTGATACGAGAATTCGTAGATCTTTCCTTCCGATTCGACTTGGAGGTTAAATCCGACATCGATCGACTCGCGGACATTGTAGTTGTTGACGATCACTTGGTAGACCCCATCAGCCGGTTTTTGCAGCCAGCGAACGTTTTCAACAGCATCTCGTACGGGCATAGAGATGTTCATATCCACATCGAGCTTTCCGCACTTGTTGTGGAAGCAGATCCGATTGCCGTTCGGTTCGATCACGTGAATGTCGAGGTCATCCTTGTTGAACCAATTGAGGCTCGCACGCAGTCTTGCATCGACGTTACCACCTGCCCGCTTGACCTTTTCCTTGATGGAATCGGTGATGTTGCCATTGTAAGACCATCCAAAGCCATTGTCCCACTTAAACAAGTTAGGAGCGTCAGAGTGGACCGGAGCAGTAAGGCTAGCAAGGTTGCCAGTCATGCTGTTTTTCACCAGAAGATCGATTGAAGATGCCCGCGGAACGATGTTCGTCATGAAATCATCGATCGAAATAGCGGTGGCTCGGTCGGTATTCTTTTTGGTCGATTTCACTTCCTGCATCAACAGATCAGCGATACCACCGTCACGCATTTTGCCTTTAACGGCATTGTCAACAAACAGGGCATTGTTCACGCTGATGTCTGCCAGATTGGCGAACCGACGATCGAGGCTGCGATCTACTCCGAGCGTTTCGATGGTCTTCATTGCATCTTTGACCATCATCGGTGTAATCAACGCACTCGTACGCTTGTAGTTGGTGGGAGCGACCTTTGATTCGTACATCCGAACGGCAGCTTCCATATCCACATTGTCGGACAGATCCTGAACCAACGTTCCGATAACGGTGTTGCGAAACTTCGCAGCGAAGCTATTGACATTCTCCCATACGAAAGCTGCTCGCGCTTGGTCGGAATTCAGCTTCGTGTATTTGTCCTTGAGAGCTTTGAACTCCTTGACCAGAGAATTAAACTCGGTCCCGCGGTAGATCAGATTGTCACGGATCAGCGCCAACACTGTTTCCAATGCGGTAATGGTCAGCTCGTCGAGTCCACGCTTGAATACTTGTGCAGTAGAATTTGCCTCCGACACAATCGTTGCGGTGTCACGAGATACAAATTTACGGTTGAGTTTGGCTTCGAAGTGATCCCAACGAATCACGGATTTGTCAGCCAGTTGTTGGTGATTATAGGCGGTCCCGTATTGCGACTCCGTCTTACGGAAAATCGTCCGTACAGTAGCGGCCTTCACCTGATCCGACAAAG